CGATAAATTGAAAGCTGAAGCTTCATTTAGATTAGGTACTCAAATTGTATGGGGTCAATACTTTGTTAGACTTCATTTGTTAAACTCTTAATATTACTGAATTATGTGTGAAATCCTAGAAGGAAAGAACGCAGTATGTGATAGCGTAGGCGGTGTAAAAGCCATCTACGCTTGGAATACTGCAGACGCTACAATCACAAAGGCAAATGGTACTATTTCAGCTTTATCTTTAGCAGCTGGTAAATATATCCACAAGTTTTTTGTTGAAATGGAGACGTCTAAATTTACAGCCACGAAAATCGGAGATAGAAAAAATCAATCAGTTGCATACGAGCAAACAGGAACTATGATGTTGAGCGGTAATACTGCAACTGATATTGTAAACCTTGAAGCTTTAGAAATCGCTAGAACTACTTTTGCTGTAGAATTGAACGATGGGACTTACGAAGTATTCTACGAAACTAACGGGGCGAGTGTTTCAGGTGTTAGAGATTCTGGACAAGCTTATGAAGATGCAAACGGTAACGTTTTAACTTTATCTGGTAAAGAAAAGAATAGACCTAATAAAATTGCTGCAGGATTAATTACAGCATTATTAGACCCTGTTTCTTAATTAGAAATAATAAATTAATTAAAACCTTATTGAGAATTAATCTTAATAAGGTTTTTTTTGTATCTTTGAACTATGACAATTTTAATAACGAAATCTAGTTTAAACATTATAGCTTTGACATTGTCAGAACTTGAAGACCAAACACTAGATATTAATTGGCTTTTTAGGTTTACTAAAGACGAAGGTAGACAAGAAATATTTTGCTATCTAAATGATTTAAATGAGTCGACAGCACGTTATAATTTGTTTAATTTATTGGAAGGTGTAGATGCTACATTCGCAAAGTTAGGAGATTATACCTATAGAGTCTATCAAATGCCTAACGGGGGCTCTTTAGATTATTCACTAGGTATTCAATGCGAGATAGGTAAAGTAAGAGTTATAGATAACATTATAGTAGTGCCAGCAAGCTTTGAGCCTACATTAACATCAAATATTTATGGAGGAGAAACAAACAGCTAGGACATTTAGCACATTTAGAGAGGTTGCAATCATTGACCCCGTTGAAACAGTAGCCAAAGAAGGGTGGGTAAAATGGGGAATCGACAACCTTTACCCTCAATTTTTATGGTCTTTATATGTTAACAGTCCTATTCATGGAGGTATAATCAACTCTAAAAATACTTTTATTTCGGGTGCTGGTTTAAACTATGAAGGTGTTGAAAATTGGGACGAGATTAATAAAAATGGACGATCTAAATATACACTAGACGAACTTGTCGAAATGTACTCACTAGACCAAGAAGTTATTAACGGTTATTACATTAAATGCGTATATGATTCATTAAATCAAAAGTGGCAATTAGAACACTTAGATTTTGAGTTGATGCGACCTAATGAAAACGGAACTATATACTATTATTCTGAGAATTGGGCAACGTCTAGACAAAATGATAAAACTAAATTCAAAGAATACACTAGCTTTTTTAACCGTACAAGTGAAACAAAAGAATGCGTTTTATTTGTAAAAGCTAAATCTAGACAGTTTATACTAGAAACTAAAAAGCTAACTTCAGGATATTACCCTATTCCATTGTACAGCGGTGGTATTGATTCAATATTAACCGATATTGAGATTAATTTCTTTAGATTATCAGAGGTTGTTAACGGATATAAGGGTGGTACATTAATATCTTTGAACAATGGAATACCAGAAAGTGAAGAACAAGCAGAAAAGATAGTATATGACCTTAAATTAAACGCTACAGATAAGCGTAAACAAGGCGGTGTATCGGTTACTTTCTCGGACGGTAAAGATAGAGAGCCTAGTATCGTACAATTAAACGGTAATGACCTAGATAAGCGTTATGAAAGTACAGAGGTTGGACTTTCTAAAAAGATATTTATTTCGCATTCTGTTATTAACCCTAAAATGTTTGGGTACATTCAAGACAACTCTATGTTTTCACAAGACTTAGAAAATGACTTTAAACTATTCAATCGTACATACATAAAGAAAAGACAAAAGAATATAGCAGACTCTTTGAACTATGTACTTTCAGAACTTAACGGAATGACTGGAGAAATTAGTTTTAATGAATATGAACTATTTGATAAAGTTATTGAGCCAATTGTACCGGTAGATTTAAAGTTATCAGCAGAAGACAATGAAACGCAAATACTAGATTTATTTGTAAGTTGTGGACGTTCTAAAAACGATGTGAAAATATTAAAATCTAGTGAATTTAAAAACCAAACAGAAGAGGAAATTATCGAAGGCTTTTTTAAAGACAAATTTGCTGTTAACGATAATCAAAATAGAATCTTATCCATGCTTTCAAATGGTGAAAGTTATGATGCAATTGTAAAAGCTTTAGACATGAAACCTATTGAAGTTTCAAAGATAATTGTAGGATTGCAAAATAATGGTTATTTAGATGGTGGTAACGTTACCGACAAAGGACTTCAAGAGATTGTAAACCGTGAACAGATAAGCGTTGTTTATTCTTATGAGAAAAGACCAAACGTGGATGGGGATTCTATACTTCCTGATAATAGAACTAGACCATTTTGCGAAACATTGGTAAGAATGGATAAAGTTTATACTAGAGAGGAAATAGATAATATTGGTTCAGCAGTTAAACGTGACGTATGGAGTTATAGAGGCGGTTGGTATCATAACCCTGAAACACATATAAATACTCCTTCATGCCGACATTTTTGGAAACAAAACGTAATCTTTAAATAAAATGAGTACAGCATTATTAATAAACGCATATAATCTTAAACAACTTTCTTTAATTCATGGAAATGTTGAAGATAGTATATTAACACCTACTATTAAGATAGTACAAGACACAATGATAGAGCCTATTATAGGCACGTCTTTGTACACTAGAATACTAGAAGGTATTGACCTAGATAATCTTAACGCTGATGAGGTTATTTTAATGGATAAATATATTATTCCCGTAGTTGCTATGGGTTGTAATTTAGAAGCCGTTGTTATGACTACATATCAAATTAGAAACAAGGCTACAGGAATAACAAACGACGAGTTTCTAAGGGGTGCAAGTGAAAGCGAAATAAATAGACTTCAGGATTCATTTAGATCAAAATTTGAACACTATAGACAAAAGTTAATACAATATTTAAAATACAATTCTGTTCTATATCCTGAATACTATCAATATTTCTCAAATCCTGACTCTTTTTATAGTTGTTTAACGGATGGCGGTGAAGGAATAAAACCAGACTTAGGTAAAACTAGAAGTAATATCTATTTTAAATGAAGAAAACTTTAAATAATCTTAATACAGAACTACAAGCAATTGCAGACGCACACCTTCAGGTTAATACTTACTATTGGGGTGACTTTCTAAATGCTATAAACCAAGACAAGGCGGTTACTTATCCTTTAATGTGTTGCTTTGTTACGGGAAATAGTTTAGAAAAGGTTACTATTCCTGTTACTATTAATATAATTGTAGCTGATAAGTTTTTTAAAAATGGTCGACAAGGCAATTTAAACGATACTGAAAGCGATACTTTGCAAGTTGTTAGAGATGTTTACGAAGTTATTAGTAAAAGCCCTAGATGGCAAAACATTGGTAAGATAACGGGCGCAACGGCAAGTAAATTTCTAGAAAAAGGTGCAGATGAAAGCGCTGGATGGATTTTAGCAATATCATTTACAATATACGACAATCAAAGTATTTGTAATTTACCTATGATGGGTTACGACTTTGAAACGTCTGCAAATATACAAATGTGTGAGGACGTTATTATAATAAACTCGGATGGTTCGTTTACGCATACGGCTGCAAGTGGTGACGTTTATACATTACCAGATACTACATACAATGTTTATGTTAACAGTAACTTAAATAGTACGTTCACTATTCCAACATTAAGCTAATGAAAAACTTTATAAACGACTTAGCATTTACAGAACAACTTACAACGCTTGCAAGTGATGACACTATACTAGTAAGACAAACTAGCCAAAGTAAAAAGAATACAGAGATAAGTGTAAGCAATTTCTTTGAGTCAAATATAACTCCACATATAGCTTTATTAGATACAACTATTCAAACTATTGCAGTTGCAAACACTCCACAAGTAATTACATTTAATACATTAGATTTTGCTGCTAAAATAACACAAACTTCTAGTTCTAGATTTACAGTTTTAGAAGGTGGTGATTTTATAGCTAATATTTCAGCACAAACGGAATTACAAAGTGGAGCTAATAAAATACTAGATATTTGGATAAAAATAAACGGAACTAATTTAGCAAATTCAAATAGTAAGGTTAGAGTTGTTAATAGTAACGACCAAAAAAGGTTAACTATTTCAATACCATTCACTTTAAACGCTAATGATTATGTTGAACTTTGGATGAGTGGTAATGATGTACATTTACGATTATTAGCAACAGGAGTAGAAACAACACCTGACAGACCCGCAACTCCAAGTATTTTTTTAACAATAGATAAATTACCGTAAAAATTAAATAATTATTAATATCTTTATACTATGGCGAATAACATTAATATAACATTTAGCAAGGCAGATATGGGTCTTGAAAATGTGGATAACACTTCCGACTTAAACAAACCAATATCTACAGCTACACAAACGGCATTAGATGATAAGGTTGACAAAGAAGCTGGAAGCCGTTTAATAACTAGTGCTGAAGCTACATTGTTGGGTAATACTAGTGGAACGAATACAGGCGACCAAGACCTTCAAAGCGTTGTAACTGCAGGAAATACTACAGATTTAGATATTCAATTTGGGGACGGTGTTGGTGTGTTATTAAATAATACTTCAAGACTACGAGAGGGTACAATTGATTCAGGTGCTGGTGGTGGTATTGCTCAAATTTGCGCAGTTGGTTATGAACTTAAATGGGAAGCTGGAAGTCAGTATGTGATGGACGGTAACGGTCTTTTAATACGAGAGGTTAACCATAAATTTACAAGTATTCCAGATAATACCAATGATGACACACAAGGCTTTTATGTTGGTTCACGTTGGATATTAGATAATGGGGATTTATACATTTGCACAGATTCAACAACCGCTACTGCTGTTTGGGAATTACAAACTATTGACACCGTACCAACTGATGGAAGTGTTAAGGCTGTAGAATCTAACGGGGTATTTGACGCTTTAGCAGATAAAGTAGATAAAGTTGCAGGAGAAAGACTTATCACAAGTGCAGAAAGTACTTTACTAGGTAATACTTCAGGAACTAATACGGGAGACCAAGACTTAAGCGGTTACCAAGTTACGTTAACATCAACCAATTTAAAAACTTTAGTAGATACGTTTACAACAACAACAACTCCTATAGATGCAGATGTTGTACCGATTACAGATAGTGCGGGAACGACTACAAAGAAGCTATCATGGTCTAATTTTAAGACTACTTTACTAGCTTACTTTGATACTATTTTCCCTAGAAAAACAGTAGCTACAACGGGGTCGGTTATTTCTTTCGACGTGCCTGTAGTTTGGAATACTCCCGCGAGTCCTTCAGCTTCTAATTTAACAGACGATTTAACTAATGCTAAGATTGGATATATTCAAAAGATATACCATAACAAGGCAACCGCTCCAACCGTTCCAGCTGGGTGGGTTTTGATAGGTACAGGAACTTACACAACTTCGACCTTGAATATTATCTTTGCTGAGTGGGTGAGTGGAACGAGAGTTGAATATTGGATAACGAAACCAGCTTAATATGAGTTACTATCATCATTTAATTAAGAGTGGAGTTCCATTAGGTGCATTAACTACTGCATGGATAGCGGCAACGTCTGAAACTGATACTACTATCATAAGCGCATTAAATACTCTTGAAAATAATTTAAATACTTACGGGTTAACTTCTAAGATTAAAGCTTTATATCCAATGGTTGGTGGAACTGCTGCAAAACATAAATTTAATTTTTTGGATGCAAGGGATTTAAATGCAGCGTTTAGATTGACGTTTAATGGTGGTTGGACTCATTCAAGTACAGGCGCTTTACCTAATGGAGTTAATGCTTATGCTGATACTTATTTACTCCCAAGTGTTTCTTTGACTCAAAATAGTTGTGGATTTTCTTATTATTCAAGGACTAATCGGTTAAGTATTTCTGCTGGAGTTCCTTGTGGTGTTTATAATGCTTCAAATTATCAATTTATGCTTTATGCAAGATATACTGGAAACAATATGCAAACCAGAATTGCTACCACTGTTTATGCTGGCGATGTTTATTCAGGTATTACTGATTCACGTGGGTTTTTCACTGCGTCAAGAAGTACGTCCGCTTATTCTAAACTATTCAGAAACGGGACATCTTTAGGGAATGGAGCTGTTGCTTCTACTGGATTACCGGGAGCAGCTGGTGACAAATTTTTTATCGGTGGGTTGTCATGGCAAAATTCTTTACAATTCCCAGACGATGAAGAGTTTGCATTTAATGCTATACATAACGGTTTAACAGATGGTGAAGCAGCTAATTTTTACACAGCCGTACAAGCATTCCAAACCACTTTATCTCGCCAAGTAATATGAAACTAACAGACATAACACAAGCAGAATGGACTACCTATGTAGGTCTATTAACTATTGAACAAAAAGACTTAATAGTTGGTAAACAGTACACTACGGATTCTTATTTCAATCCTATTCAGGACTTAAACGACAACTGGGTGATTTCCATAGAGGAAATGAATTATTGTGATAATAATGATTATCTTTGGGTTAAGGATTTAGATTTAATTATATACGAGCCAAAGGTTCAGGTTAACCCTTTTGAATAATGGAGTTCATAAAGTACATTACACAGTCTAACTTACCACCTTACTTGCTATTCTTTGCAATTATATTACTAGGTGCTATGTACTTTTTTAGGAAGCCAATTAGCACGATCTTAACAAATATAAAGTTTAAGAAAACAATTGATAAGGATATTATAGATTTGAAAAGTCATGATATATTCAACACACTAGAAAGGGTTAAGAATGAAGCTATGTTTTTAAAGTTTTATTCACATGGCAAATATGATGCTACTAAGTCGAGAATGTCATGCGATTTCGTTAGTTTTAAATGTGATGTTTGCTATGAAAAGTTTAATGAGTTTTTAGATAACGACTTCACAAAGGTAAGTAGTGATGAGTTAAAGAGAATGATACTAGCGGCTATGTGGGGAATGCACACTGAATATGTTAAGCAAATCAAAGCGCATTGGAGCGATAGAGGTATAGACAAAAACGATATTGACTACGTTATTCAATTGTTTGAGAAATTTAGACACGATGTAATTGTAAGCTTTCAACACAGAATAGATGCTATATTTTCATGTGAACATTATTTAACTAACTTTGATAAGATATTAGCTTGTTATAATATATTTTCATTCGGCATTGATTTACTGCCAAAGGACTTACAAGATACATTTGAGAATGTTAACGGAAAATTTTACGATATAAAATACAATTAATATGAAAGAGATAAAAAAAAGATGGTTATCAGAAACACCGCGTTTCTTTAAGAAATTAATTCACGCTGGTATAGTAGTAGGTTTAGTTGGTGGTGCATTAGTTACGTTCCCTGTAACGGCTGCGGTTGGTGCGGTGCTAGTTACAATAGGCGCAACTGCTGCGACAATTTCTAAGTTGACTAAAATATGATAACAACAGCTGAATGTATTAAAAGATACGGACCACCTAACGAGGGCGGAGTCGGTTATTTAGAAAGTATAGCTTTGCCTTATCCAATGGTTTACGATGGCAAGCCAGTGAACAAAATGAGATGCCATAGGCTTGTTAAACAAAACTTTTTAGACGTGTTTAATGAGTTGCTAAGTGTTTATACGTATCCTGAAATTGTACGTTTAGGGATAGATAAGTTTGGCGGTTGTTTTAATTATAGAAAAATGCGAGGGGGTACAGAGTTTAGTCGGCATTCATGGGGCATAGCAATTGATTTAGATCCTCAAAGAAACCAATTAAAAGAAACTAATAAGACGGCTAGATTTGCACGTCCTGAGTACGCTAAAATGATTGACATATTTTACAAACATGGTTTTGTTTCTTTGGGTAGGGAAAAGAATTTTGATTGGATGCATTTTGAGATAAAATAAATTAAAATATGAAAACGAGCCAAAAAGGTATTGAATTAATAAAACTATTTGAAGGGTGCAAGCTGAAAAGTTATAAATGCCCTGCTGGTGTTTGGACAATTGGTTTTGGTAACACGTTCTACTTAGATGGTAGTAAGGTTCTAATGGGTCAAAAGATTAGCCAAGTAGAAGCGGATATGTTACTGTTAAAGTTGCTACCTAAATACGAAGCTACAGTAGATAGAAATATTAAGGTTACTGTAACACAAAACCAATACGATGCCCTGGTGTCTTTTTGTTGGAACTGTGGAAGCTCACAAGCTTTATTCAGATTAGTAAACCAAAAAGCCACAGATGAAGTTATTTATGATTGGTGGATTAATCATTACGTTACGGGTGGTGGTAAGTTACTACAAGGTTTGATTAAAAGAAGACGTAAAGAAGCTGATTTGTTTATTAAGAAATAATTACTATATTTACACGGGTTTTTCATAATTTCCCGTGTTTTTTTCTGGTTAGGTTAAATTGGGCCGAATAGCGAAAGTTGTTCGGTCTTCTTATTTAGAATTAATATAAATAGCAATTATTTTATAATAAAGTTTGTAATAGTCAATATTATGATTAACTTTGAAACGTCATAAGACATAACAATTAATAAAAAACACAAATTATGGAAAACGAAAACACGTACATCGCACCACCTTTAGGAATCTGTATTAAATGGTGGAAATCAAAAGGACAAGCAGAAGCTACAACAGGAAGCTTTAATTATGAATTATACTTACAGTATTTAAAAGCAATAAACAAATAATTATGAGAAACACAATTAAAACACTAGAAGAGTGCATAGCTGATTTAAAGAAATTAATTCCTAGTCATGCAAAAACAACATTTATCAATTATAAAGATATTGATTTAGAAGTAGAATTTCAAGATAGCTACGACAATAGATTCCCTGAAGACGTTCAATATGTTTATGTATTAAGGGTGTACGTTGCTGGCGTAGATATTACAGAATTATTCGAGCAAGAATGGATGCAAAATGAATTAGTAGAAATTTACCTTAAAAATCAAGAATTATGAAAAACATAAAAGACTTAATGATATTAGCTGCTGAAATGATGCAGACAAATAATAAAGATAAATTCTTTGTTGAATATTACGGACACGTTCAAAAAATTGAGATTAGATATTACGAAAATGGTTGGAGTGCTGAACCAGACAATAAGCCAGTGATAAAAAGTGTATACACTGACAATAAAGATAGTCTAGAACAAATTGAAGAATTATACTTTTGGTTTAAAAAATTATTAAATAAATAATTATGAAAATATACGCAAAAATACACGCAGCTAAGCAAGAGATAGGAGTAGTTAAAAAGAACGCTAAGAACCCACACTTTAAAAATACTTATGCCGATTTAAACGCTTTAATTGATGCAGTTGAACCAATACTACTAGAAAAAGGTTTAATACTATTACAGCCGATTAAAGACGGTAAAGTGTTCACACAGATAATAGACATTGATAACGGAGAAATGATTGAGAGTAATATTGAACTAACTCCAAACTTAACTGCGCAGGCTCTCGGGTCTCAAATTACGTACTACCGTCGTTACCAAATTTCGGCGATTTTATCGTTACAATCTGATGATGACGATGGTCAAAAAGCAAGTGCGCCACAAGCAATAACGAAACCTATTTGCTCTGTTGCATTATTTGAGAAAGCAGTTAGTAGATACGAAGGTTTAGAGTTAGACGTGTTTGACAAGCTTAAAACAGCATACACATTAACAGCACAACAACAATTAGAAATTAACGAAATAACTAAAAGATGAATAATTTAGAAAGACAACAAAGAGAAAGCGTTATTGAGATCACACCAACTACGCTAAAAGATTACTTCGGAATACTAATCGAAGCAGTTAGAAACGGGGAACTAAATGCTTTAGAGCTATTCGGTAAAGCAAAAGAGATTGAAGAGTTAGCGCAGAAGGTTAAGATTGAAATACAAATGCTGGCAATAGATGAAGCTGAGAAACGTACTGAGAAAACTTTTAATTTTGGTAACTTTAAATTTACGAAAGTAGAAGGACGTAGAATGATTGACTATTCAGAAATTGAAGAATATCAGATTGCTAAAGCTAATTTAAAAGAGATTGAAGATAAGTACAAGCAAGTTGCTTTAAGTAGTTTAGCAAGCTTAGATGAAAGTACTGGAGAGATTTTAAAACGTCCAATCGTAACATTTAGCAAAAGTTCAATTTCAGTTAAAAACATTTAAGATGAGAGAGTTCCAAGACGATAAGAATATAAAAGAGATGAAGTTCCTATTAAAATTATTCTTAACAATAATAGGAATAGCAGGATTAATTTTAGCATTTACAATTTACGAAATACTTACAAAATGAAAAGACAGTTGAAGAAAAATATAATAGATTTTAGCGAGATAGACCTTACTAACATCTTAAAGATTACAGAGATTAACGGACTAAAAGAAGATGCAAACAACCTGGTGAAGTTAGCGTTTAAATTAGTAGATCAAATGGTTGAAGCAGACCTTAAAACATTAGAGCTATGAAACAGACAGCAGTAGAATTTTTAATAGAGCAAATTACAGATAGTACAATGACTGTACGTGAAGCAATGAAACAAGCTATAGAAATGGAAAAGCAACAGATTATAGAAGCCCACGGAAATAAACTAAGGAAATCTAGGGGAACAAGTAATTGTGAAGTTTGGGTAGGAGGTATTGATTATTACAACGAAACCTTTAAATCATGAAACTAGAAGAAGCTATAAACCTTTTAAAAATACACCAAGAGTGGAGGTTAGGAGGTGAAGGAGAAATGATATACCCTAAGGAATTAACACAAGCAATTGATATAGTAATAAACGAATTTACACTAATAAAAAAAGAAATGACAGCAAAAGAGAAAGCAGAACACTTAATAAGACAAATGACAGTAGACTTTAACATAGACTATCAACAAAGTAAATTATGCGCTTTGATATGTTGTGATGAGGTTTTAGAACACTTACAACTTCACGATATAGTAATGATAGATTACTGGGATAGGGTTAAATTGGAACTTCAAAAGCTATGATACCAAAAGAAAAAGCAAAAGAGTTAGTTGAAAAGTTCTATTCAAGAGCCACATCCTATTCTTTAGATAGAAAAAATCAGAATGAAAATGCTAAACAATGTGCATTAATTGCAGTTGATGAGATAATAAATTCTAATCCTCATAGTAACCCATTTAATACAGAAATCTATTCAACAATGAGCTATTGGCAAGAAGTTAAAAATGAACTAGAGAAATTATGATAACAGAATATTGTTTAGTAGGGTGCAAAGAAACACACCACCATACAAACTGCAGCGAGTACACAACAGGAATAGACTACGTTAAGCCAAACTTCTTAGAAGCTAAACAAGTTATTGCACGAGCTGGATACGCTAATTTAATAAGTACATTGAACGTATATACAATCATAGAAACTTATAAGCAGCAATATAGAATCCAATGCGACAACGGAAAAGTTCACAACCTATCAAAGAAATTATTTTATAGTAAAATTTAAAGATATGGATAGCGAAATAGCATACATGAAATGGTTAAAA